ATGACATGCGCGCCAGTGCGGCGCGCCGTTCAACTGATCAGCGAGTCCATCGGCCAGTTGCCGGTTCACGTTTACGAACGCGGTGCCGATAGCAACAAAGACCGCGCCCAAGATCATCCCGCCTATGCCCTGCTTCACGATCAAGCGAACGACTGGACACCTGCGTCCAAGTTTCGCGAGGAAATCACCCGTGACGCCCTGCTCTATCCGAACGGCGGCTTCGCCGAAATCATCAGAGTTGACGGTGGCAAGCCGTTCGAACTGATCCGTTTCAATCCGGAGATTAACCCGGTCATCGTTCAGTATATCGACAGCGAGCCATTCTATCGTGTAGGCGATCGCGAAATTCCGCGCGAGAACATGCTGCACATTCCGTCACCGTCATTGAACGGCTGGGGATTGGTTCATGATGCGCGCGAAGCCATCGGCCTCGCGCTGGTTATGGAACGGCACGCTGCCCGACTGTTCGGCAACGGCGCACGGCCTAGCGGTCTGCTTTCCCTCAAGGGCGTTGTGACCCCCGACGCCCTGACAAAGGCCAAGACCGCTTGGCAGGCCGCGCACGGCGGCAACAATTCAGGCGGCACCGCTGTAGTCCCGGCTGAAGCCGAGTGGCAGGCGCTCACTCTCACGTCAGTTGACGCGCAGTTCATGGAAATGCGCCGGTTCGCGATCAACGAAATCGCGCGCGTGTTTGGTGCGCCGCCGCACATGCTTTTTGAGTTGGAACGCGCGATCAAATCCAACGCGGAGCAGATGGGCCAGGAATTTCTTACCTATTCGCTCATGAGCTGGATCAAGCGTTGGGAGGGCGAAATTCGGCTCAAGCTGTTTTCGCCTGAAGATCGCAAAACGTATTTTGCAGAATTTCTCACCGACGATTTCGCCCGCGCGGATCTTGCTTCGCGAACCGAATCTTACGTGAAGCAAATTGCCGCCCGCATCCTTAATCCGAATGAAGCCCGTGCCGCCGAAAACAAGCCGCCTTATGAAGGCGGCAACGTTTACGCAAATCCGAACACCACGACTGAGGTGCTAAGCTGATGCTTAGGACCATCCACCTTCACGGCAAGCTCAAGAAGCAATTCGGGCCGCAGCATCGCTTCGACGTTAGAACAGCCGGTGAAGCGCTTAGGGCGCTCAACTGTGCGTTCCCCGGTGCGTTCGTTGGTGCGCTACAGACCGGCAGCTACAAGCTTGTGCGGGGCGACAAGCGCGCCGGTATGCACCTCGATATCGATCTTGTCAGTTCGTTCAATCTCGGCATGGCCGACCTTCACATGATCCCCGTCGCCGCGGGCGCTGGCAACGGCAAGGGAATCGGGAAGGCTATTCTCGGCAGCGTGCTGATCGGCGCGGCGATCTTTATGTCCGGCGGCACGCTCGCGACCCCTCTTGCCAGCGCGGGTTTGCTTAGCGGCGTCAGTTGGGGAAATATCGCCGTAGTCGGGCTAGGCATGGCGCTTTCCGGCGTGTCTTCGCTCATGTCCAATCCGGACAAGGCCGCGCCGCCGAAAACAGATTCGTTCAGCATCAGCGGCCCGACCAACATGGGTCAGCAGGGTTCCGCCATTCAGCTGATCTACGGCGAGTGCATCGTTGCGCCCACCTGCGTTTCCTTCGACGCCGACATCGAGGATATCGGCGCGTATCGGGGTGCCACCGCCTCGCTCGGCTTCAGCCTTCAGCCGTTCCGGACCCCGGATGGATTGATCGGCTACTTCGGGGCCGGGGCATGAGCTTGCATCAAACATTTTTTGGCGATGCCGAATATTCGTTCCAGCTAACCGCGCCGATGATCATTGAGCTTGAGCGCAAGACTGGCGCGGGCATCGGCGCATTGTGCGCGCGCATCTTCAATCGGCAATTCAGTCAGTCTGACATCCACGAAACAATCCGGCACGCTTTGATCGGCGGCGGCACCGCGCCCGCGCGCGCGGCTGAGTTGATCGCGGCCTATTCGATCGATCGGCCCATTTCCGAAACCTACCCGTTGGCCGTCGCGATCGCTGAGCACGTCTGGTTCGGCAATCCACATGAGGCAGCCAAGTGACCGAACGACTCGAAATAAAATCAACCCTTAGCGTCACGGACGCGGGCGAAATCGTCGGCACTGCTTGGCCTTTCGGTTCAGCCGATAGCGCGAACGACATGATCCAAAAAGGTGCATTCAACCTCGCCGTTGAAAACCTACCCATGCTTTTCCATCACGATCCGGCGGACCTTATAGGGACGTGGAATGAGGCCAGCGAAACGCCGGACGGCTTTGTCGTCAAGGGCAAGCTTCACATGGAGCAACCGCGCGCCAAAGCCGTTCACGGCCTGATCAAGGGTGGCCTCGTTACCGGCTTGTCGATCGGCTTCAAGACAAAAGCCTCGACGAAGCAGGGCCGCAACCGCGTGATCAGCGCGTTGGACCTTTTCGAAATCTCAGTCGTCAGAAATCCGGCGCATCCCCGCGCCCGCATCATTTCCGCCAAGTCGGAAAACACGGCGCTTGCCGTAGCCGAACTCATCAACCGCGCCACGGCAGCGCTTTTCAGAAAGCAGTACCACGACCATGACTAAGTCCGCTCCACTCGAACTGAAAGACACCGGGGACGAAAGCGATCCCGCGACGATCGTCACCAAGGCGCTTGCTGGTTTCCAGACGGCGCTGGACGATCGGCTGAAGCCGATTGAAACGAAGGCCGCCAACGATAACAAGTTGACCGATCGGCTTGATCGCATCGAAGCCAAGCTGAACCGCCCCGGCACCGTCGAAATCAAGGCCGACAATGACAATGACGGTATCGAGCGCAAGGCGTTCGCGTCATTCGTTCGCAGCGGTCGCGAGGGCATGGACCCGCTGGAGTTGAAGAGCCTCGTTGTCGCCAACGATGCGCAGGCCGGGTATCTGGCCCCCGCGCAGCTTTCGACGGAAATGATCCGGTTGCTTACGTTGTTCTCGCCCGTTCGTGCGGCGGCAAACGTCGGGCAGACCGGCGCACCGTCCGTCATTCTCGGCAAGCGCACCGGCATCACCAATGCCAAATGGGAAGGCGAAATCGAAGACTCGGAAGAGTCCGAACCGGCTTTCGGTCAGTTGGAAATTCCGATCTTCGGGATGAAAACCTACACCGATATTTCGGTGCAGTTGCTCGAAGATTCGGTTCAGAACGTCGAAGCCGAACTGAACCTCGCATTGTCCGAGGATTTCGGCAAAAAGGAAGGCGTCGCTTTCATCAATGGCACCGGCAACAAGCAGCCGCGTGGCATCATGGTTCACCCGGACGTTGCCTACACGGCCAACGGCCATGCGACCATTCTGAGCGCCGATGCCCTTATCGACCTGTTCCATTCGCTTCCGCCTGCATATCGCAACGCGGGCGCTTGGATGCTCAACTCAACGTCGATTGCGACCATCCGCAAGCTGAAGAACACCGTTGGCGACTACCTCTGGCGCGATGCGCTGTCGGACAGCAACCCGGCGACCATTCTCGGCCGCCCGGTGATCGAAGCCGTCGATATGGCCGACGTGGCAGCGGGAACGTTCCCGATCGCGTTCGGCGATTTCAACTCGGGCTATCGCATCTATGACCGCGTTTCCCTCGCGGTGCTGCGCGACCCTTACACCATGGCAAAGAAATCACTCGTTCGCTTCCACGCGCGTCGTCGCGTTGGCGGTGACGTGGTGCGACCGGAAGCCATCCGAAAACTCAAGATGGCAACCAGCTAGGAGCAATCAGCCATGCGCGACACTTACCACAATCTGAAATTCGTCACGGCCATCGCGCCGGTGACGATCACCGATAACACCCCGATCGTGGGCGCTATCATCAGCAACGCGGGCTTTCAATCGCTCACGTATGCCATTCAGACCGGCACGCTCGCCGATGCTGATGCAACTTTCGCTGTGCTCCTGGAGCATGGCGACGTTGCCAACATGTCGGACGCCGTTCCGGTGCCCGATGAAAATCTGCTCGGCACGGAAGCGCTTGCGGGCTTTACGTTCGCAGACGACGCCGCGACCCGGAAGCTCGGCTACATCGGCGACAAGGGCTTTACGCGCCTGACGATCACCCCGACTGGCAATTCCGGCAGCGCGCCGGTTTCCGCAATGGGTGTTCTGAGCCACGCCAACACGCGCCCGGTCGCGTAAGGCGACCGGCTATGCGGCTCGCAGACGACCAAACAGCAATCTGTCTCGGATTCGAGACGATTCATTTGCGCGCGACTCTGCGGGCCGCATTCCGCTTGGAAAGATTCTATGAAGGCTTTCACAACCTCTCTGAAGCCATTGCTCTTGGGCATGTTGCTGCTTTTGCTGATCTGATCCGCGAAGCTAGCGACGATCCCAAGGCCGTTGATTACTATTTCGAATACGTCGCCAGCAATCCAATGCTGGTTAGCATCATGGAGTTGCGCGAACCCCTGCTCAAATTCATCCCGATCCTGTCAGGCACCGACGCCAAGGGCGGCGACACAGCGAGCAGCGGCCCGCGCATCACGTTTGAAGAGTATCACACCAAACTTTTTCGTATCGCTACCGGCTGGCTCGGCTGGACGCCTGAGCAAGCTTGGAACGCAACACTCGCCGAAATCCTAGAAGCGCATCAGGGCCGCACTGAAATGCTGGCATCCATCTTTGGCGGCGGAAAAAAAGACGATAACGAAATTGATCTGACCAAGGGTCGCTCGGATGCCAGCGCCCGCGCTCGTTTGAATGCATTGGGCGACACCGCGATCACCTCAATGTCTCAGGTGCCGCCGTGCCAATGAAAGCACCGCGCATCTGTAGCTGCGGCAAGCTGGTGGCGTCCGGCGTTATGTGCATGTGCCGTATCGCGGCCAGGGCAGAAGCGGACAAGCGCCGCCCATCGGCTTCACTGCGCGGTTATGACAGCAAGTGGCAGCGCGAAAGCAAAGCTTACCTCGCACGGCCCGAGAACCGCCTATGCGCGTGCGGCTGCGGTCGCCTTGCCGACATGGTTGATCACATCATCCCCCATCGCGGCGACATGAAGTTGTTTTGGTCGCGGTCCAACTGGCAACCGCTGACCAGCTCGCCTTGTCACAACAGCCGCAAGCAATCTCTGGAGCGTGCATCGTGAGCGCCAACGAAGCAAAACTTTGCCGCCAAGTATGGTGCTCGGTCATACAGTTGGCGCTGGAAGACGCCACCAACTCGCGGGCTTTCGGCGTCAATGCTGTTCGCATTCGCGATGCCGCGCGTAACTGGCTGACAAAGGGTAGCCGCGATTTCGTCGAGGTATGCGACCTAGCCGGAGTAGAGCCCGATCGTATTCAATCGACCGCCAAACGCTTGATCGCTGATGCAATTGCTCGTGAGGGCGACTGGAAAGCACCGACGAAAGGTCACGCCAAACTCATTGAGTTCAAGGGTCGCAGTCAGAGCATAGCGGAATGGGCGCGTGAGACAGGCATCACCTACGGAACACTAGTATCACGCCTTAACAGCGGATGGCCCATTGACCGCGCGCTTACTGAGCGCACGCATCCCACGCGTCCACACAAGTACCGGGGGGTGGTGGTCGACCTGTCGGAAAACGCTCCTGACCGGTCCACTCCCATCACGCGAGATTGCGTCTAAATAGGGTTTTTCAACAAATGACGATTTCCACCGCCAACTTGAAGGCGCACCTGAATATCACCACGGATGACGACGACGCGCTCTTGGCTGACAAGATCGCGGCGGCTTCTGCATGGGTTGCTGCGTATATCGGCGGTTCTGTTGATGCCGACGACACTCCCGCGCCGGTTAACGAGGCCATTCGCCAACTCGCGGGCCACCTCTACGCGAACCGTGAGGCCACACTCGTTGGCGTGACTGCGCAGTGTCTGCCGTTCGGTTTTCTCGATCTTCTGGCGAACTATCGGGCGTTTGCGTTCTGATATGGCTGCTTTTGAACCCTCTTTGGACCTGCAAAAAGCCATCCGCGCCCGCCTATTGGCGAGTGCTGACCTTATGGCGTTGGTCCCGGCCGACAACGTTATGGACGCCACGGGGCGTCCTGAGCGCCTGCCGGGCATCAATATCGGCGAGGGCCAGACGGTCTATAGGCGTTTTGATTCGACAACCTACGCCACGTTGCACGTTTGGGCTCAAGAGGCTGGGCTGACAGGTTCGAAAGCCATCGCCAGCGCGATTGTCGCCGCGCTTCACATCGATGCGCAGATTGAGGGCGCGCTGGCCCTAGAGAATTTCATCTGCCACGATCTTCAGGTGACGCAAACGCGGTTCCTGCGCGACCCGCACGGCTCCTACTCCCATGGCGTCGTGACCGTCGCCGGCATCATGAAAGCAAAGTGATGCGCGCCGGCAACCTAGATCGTGTGATTCAAATCGAGCGCAGTTCAATCGCGCTTGATCTCTACGGCGTGCCGTTCACCGCCTGGACTTTGTTTGCCACGATGCGCGCTCAGAAATTGGAGAACGCCGTCAGCGATCGCGAGGGCGCGCGCGGCGATACCACTGAGAACGTGATCACCTTCCGGATGCGTTGGCTTGACGGCGTGACGCTGGAGCATCGCGTCTCCTATCAAGATCAACCGTTTAAGATCATGGCGATTAAGGAAATCGGTCGCCGCGTTGGCTTGGACATCATGTGCGAGCGAGTTGGATCATGAACTCGGGAAGCCGCTTATCTTTTCTTTGGACCATAGCGTCTCAGAGAGATGCCGGGCTCGTAGCGGTGTGGAACCAGTTCCGTTATGAGAGGCTCAAGCATTTTCTCTGCCTCCGAACTTCTGGACGCGAGCAACCAAGCGTCCGCTTCAAGGTCTTTAAAGAGTTCGCGGCTTTCCGCGTGTGCCGAAGCCCTTTTATTGAATTCTCGCGTCATGCTGCGAATTTTCACAAGCCCGGCGATCAGTTCGGTCGGCAACGTGTCCAAATCGTCCCAGATGACTCCGAAATCAGACGGTTCTCGAATCAGTATGTCGGCTCTAGAAACCGGACTGGCCCCAAGCTCTACCTTACTGAGATAGTTGCCCGCAGCTTCCGCGCGGTCTCTAAGTTCCTTCAATACAAGATGGGTTCTAAAAAGAACGCCAAGTCTCCTTCTGCTCGCTTCGCGCTCAAGCGTCTGACGATCAAAAGAGAGATGCTTCATTGCGGCGAAATAGGCCACCACAGCCGCCAGCAACGTAACGCCAGCTCCGACAAGGGTTTGCCATTCTTTTATTACGCCAACGTTGATCGGGCCCCACAAGTCGAGCCATGTAACGATCATCAGGATCAGCACGATTCCCACCGCGCTTGCCATCCCTGCATATCTGTCAAAGTTCATTCGCGGAACCTGCCGTGCATTCCGGTTCTTGTCGAGAGGGTTGCGGTATGAGAGGCCGCAAGCCTGAACTGGCTTCCGATCGAAACGCCCTAGATACCATCATCAGCGCGCCCGGCTGGCTATCTAAACATGCCAAGGCGGAATGGCGTCGTGTGATGCCTGACCTAACCAAGCGGCGCATTCTCACGTCTGCCGATCTCGGCAGTCTGGAAAGCTATTGCATCGCTACCGGACAGGTTCGCGATATGGAACGGCTGATCGCCAAAGACGGCCATGTCGTTGAAACAGAGCGCGGTCCCCGTGCGCACCCCGCCGTCCGAATCCAATCCGACGCCATGACCCGCGCCCGACTTCTAGCCGCGGAACTTGGCCTTACACCCGTGTCCCGTTCACGCCCTTCCATCCGCGACGATGGAGGTGACGATGACAGTGCATCCGAATTGGGTGTTTGACGCTTCGCCAATTCCCGACCCGCATGGGCGCGGGGAACGGGCTGCGAAGTTCTTTCGGGCGTTGCGCCATCCGAAGTCGTCGGCGCGCAACCGCGCGTTTGAGCTTGCGCCGTTTTGGGAGCGCATCATCCGGCGCATCTACGGGCCGTCCGATAGCGACGGCAACCGGCAAGTTCGCACGGTTTATGTTCAAATACCTCGCGGCGCGCGCAAGACCAGCGTCGGCGCCGGCCTTGGGTTGCTTCATTCGTGCGGTCATGAAAAGACGCCGGGCGGCGCGTGCATTCTGGCGGCGAGCGCGGAAGATCAGGCCGAACTCGCCTTCGACGAAGCGCAAGCTTTCATCAAGGCAACGCCTGCCCTCGCCCGCGCAACGCAAATCACCGAATCGGAACTTGAGCTTGAGCACATTGCGTCCGGCTCTACCTTGCGAGCAATCCCTGCCGAAGGCGACGCTCAGCAAGGCAAGACGCCCTATTTCGTCTTGGTCGATGAATTGCACGTCTGGAAAAATCGCAAACTGTGGCGCGCGCTCAAGAGCGGCCTGTTTAAAAGTCCGAACACCTTGCTTGTGATTATCACCACTGCCGGACGGGGCCAGGACGGCCTTGCCCATGATGAATACAGCTATGCCAAGAAAGTCGCATCCGGTGAAATCATCAATCCGGCTTATCTGCCGATCATCTTTGAACCGCCCGCCAAGTATGACTGGCGCGACGAAACAATATGGCACCGTGTCAATCCGGGTCTCAAGCACGGCTTCCCCGATATCGTCGGCATGCGCCAAGCCGCAAAGGAAGCGGAAGAGAAACCGTCTGACCGTGAGGATTTCAAGCAATACAATTTGAACCAGTGGCTTGATAGCGCGAGTGCGCCATTTGTCGAAATGTCGGTTTACGATGAAGGCGCTGCCCCGATCGATTTGGACGCGCTTGCATCAAAGCCGTGTTGGCTCAGTGTAGACCTCTCGTCAAATACAGACCTCGCGCTGTTTATGGCCTCGTGGCCCGATGGCGACGGCGGCCATGACGTGTTGCCGCATTTCTTCTGCCCCAAAATGAATCTGCGCGAACGCGAGGACAAAACCGGCGCGCCCTACACTCAATGGGAACGCGACGGCTTGATTACTGCCACGCCGGGCAACGTGGTCGATTTCAACGCGATGGAAACGGCGATCGTCGATTTTTGCGATCGGTTCAACGTGCAAGAGATCGCGTTCGATCCCTACTTGGCGCGGCAGATTCAGCAACGGCTCTTGGAAAAGGGATTGCCCGTAGTCGATTTTCGACAAGTGCCGAGCCTGATGATGCCCGCCATATCGGAGCTTGAACGCGCGATCATTGCCCGACGATTTCGGCATGGTGGCCATCCCGTGCTGCGGTTCTGTTTCAGCAACGCCGAAGTTGAACGCAACAAGCAACAGCATGCCGTTCGGTTCTACAAATCCAAAAAGTGGCTAAGCATTGACGGGGCAGTTGCGGCTGCGATGGCAGTCAGCCGTGCTTCGACCGGCGATGATCACCGTTCGCTTTACGCAAACCCGGCTGTTACTGCCGCTGATTTGGTGTGGTGACGAATGGCCGATGATCTAGACGACTATCTGAACAGCCTACCCGATCGGCTCATAGAACAGCTATCGCATGCCGTTCGCGAGCAAGCCGAGTTGCTGTCTGCGGCACAAAAGCGAGCGCTGCAAGCGCTTGAGCAGTCGCCGGACGAAACCGGCGATCTTGAAGAGTCATGCACCGTTGTCCCCGGCAAGAATGATCTGGAATTTATCGTTCAGGCGGGCGGACCGCTCACGACCAAAGACATTCGAGAGGGCAGCGGCGTTCCCTATGACTACGCCGTTGGCTTTGAGTTTGGCACGTCACATCAGCCCGCGCGGCCATTCTTTTATTCGACCTACAACGCCATGAAAGACGACATGCAAGACGCCCTCAATGAAGCCGTTAGTGAGATTTTGAAATGACAGACGATCCATGCGCACGCGTAATCACTTGGGCGGGCGGAAGCCATACCTTCAGCCTCAATCACCCTTGGGTTCGGAACGTCCTGTCGTTTCGTGGCCTTCCCGGCCCGAATGGTGACACTCCAGCGGCGTGCCTGTCGCGTTTCGACGCGGGCACCTATTCGATCGACGATGTTGAGCGCGTCCTAGAGCTTGGCTTGATCGGCGGGGGAATGACTAGGCGTGAGGTTGACGCCATTCTGACGGCTCACATTCGCGGCAAGCCGCTTGCGCCGAACGTGATGATTGCCCTTGAGGTTTTGGCCGCATTGTTCGTGGGGGATGCAAATGCCGCCCGCGCTTAATATTCCGGTCAAGTTGAACCTTGATCAGTTGAAAAACGGCCTGAAGGAAACCAGCGCCCTTACCGGAACGGCAACCCGTGCCATCGCCAAAGGCTTTATCGACGCGAATGCGTCTGTGCTGGCGACCGCTGGCGCGGTCGGGACCGCTGTCGGCGGCTTTCGCACCTTGCTCGGCGTTCTAGGGCCTCTCGCCCTTGGCATCACCGCCGTCAAAGGCGTGTTCGATCTCATGGGCTACGCAACCGATCTGGCGAAACAGAAGATTGAGGATTTTTACCAGACGGCAGAGCGAGCGGGCAAAGCTGGCGTCTCGACTGACTTTTTTCAGCGCATGACGAAATCTGGCGAGACGCTAAAGCTGACGGTCGATGACATCAACACTGCGCTCGACAAATTCGCGAACAAATCGCAGGCCAAGCTTGGCGGTAGCGATCTCGACAAGCGAATCGCCGAACTGACGGAAGCTGGCAATTTCAAAGGCAGCGCGAACGTCAAAGCCGTTAGCGGCGCGGTCGGCACGGAAGCAAAACTGCGCGCGACGGTCGATCTGATCAATGAAGCGCTTTCGAAAGGCGAACGCCTCGCCGCGCTTGATCTTGCCGACAAGGTATTCGGCACAAAGATCGCAGACAATCTGCGCGCCAATTCCGGATACCTGAAGGAAATGCTGGACACCGCCGATAAGATGGCCGCGTCCAAGATCGTCTCGGCCGAAGAAATCGGGCGCACGATCGACCTAAAGACGCGCCTTGAAGATGCGCAAAAGGTTTTGACCGAACGCCTCAAGCCGATTCAGGATGATCTCGCGAAGCTCGGCATGAATTATCAAGAGAGTTGGGTATCCATTACCGAGTACATGGCAAAGGCCGTTGGCGTCGGAAACGACCTTTACGCTGCGCTGAAGGAAATTCCTGACATCCTCGCACGCGCCGGTAGCGCGCCGTTCTGGAACAGATTGACGGAATTTACCGGCAAGCTGGGCCTCAATTCAGATCCCGCGTCCCTTGGCTTGGAACCGATCACGTCCACCACTGCCGGATCTCCGGCGAACGCGAAGCTAGCAGGCTTGCTGAGCAACCCCGCTGCCGTCAAAAAGGCTATGCAGGACGCGATCGATGCCGAAACCAAGGTTCTAGGCGACAAGTCGAAAGCGCCAACCGATAAGCCGAAAGCGCCGGCCGCCGATCGCGACCCGTTTGAAGTTGCGCTTGATCAGGGCAACCGGCGTATTGCCATTGTTGACGCCGAAACAGCCAGCATCGGTAAGAACAGCGAAGCCCGCGAGCGCGCAAAGATCGTCGCTACTCTTGAAGAGGCCGCGAAGCGTGCCAACGCGGCGGCCGGCAAAGAGCTTTACGGCGTCACGGAAGCGACCAATCCCAAGATTGCCGAGCAAGCCGACAAGATGCTGGCGGCGGCGAAAGCAGCCCGAGTTCAGGAAACCGCATTCCAAGGCGTTCAGGATGCTCTACGCTACTCTGGAAATCAGGTTGTCGATATTCTTGACCAGATGGGAAAGAAGGGCGCGAACTTCAGTTCCATCATGGCGAACGTGTTCAGCAACTTGTCCCGGCAGATGCTTATGGCTGCGATCACTGGCGAGGGCGCGTTCGCCAAGCTGTTCGGCCTCGCTGGCACCAACGGCGGCGTCGGCGGGCTGATGGGCGTGGTCGGATCGATGTTCGGAAGCAACCCTCTTGCGGGTTCAACAATGTCATCCGGTCTAGGCGCCGGAACCGGCGGCCTCTCCTATCCGATGTTTGCAGCTGGAACGGACAGCGCGCCCGGCGGCATGGCATGGGTTGGCGAAAAAGGACCCGAGTTGGTCAATCTGCCCCGGGGCACGCAAGTCATCCCGAACGATCAATCCATGCGCATGACGAAAGACGTTCCCGCATTTGCCGACGGCACCGGCACCGCGCCGATGATGGGGGGCCAGGTCATTCATGTCGCGCCGCAGATCGCCGTTACCGTCGAAGGCGGCAGCCGCGGCCCGCAAGCTGATGAAGCGATGGGTGCGAATGTTGCGAAGCTGGTTGATCAAAGCATCCGCAAGATTGTGGCCAGCGAGATACGAACCCAGCGCAGACCCGGCGGCATCCTGCGATGATTTTCGCGGTCATCAGTTATAGCGCCCAAGTCGCGGCGGCACTGATGATTTGCAAAATAAAAATTCGGCCGGATCGATCGATCGATAAGCTATAATTAGACCAGTTGAAACAAAAGAAAAGCGACGGCGCAGTCAACGCCGTCGCTTCAAGGAGAATCGAACTTGCTGCCGTTGCAAAGAAGAAAGCCCGAATGCGTTAATTATAGCAGGATTGCGCCCAGCGATTCGAACTTTCTTTTCACTGACAAAGATTTTTTTCAGTCATCAGCACATGATTCCGATGCGGACATGCAAGCGCTCGATGCGCTGTATGCATCGATCATCTGCGATGAACCGGCGCTAGCCAAACCGCCAGCACCGGAAGCACCGGAGCTAGCGCTACCCGACTTCGGCCAGCAGCTACAAGCGGCCCGTGAAGCTGCCGACGAATTTGAGCCCAACGCGGAACGGATGCGAGTCCGGCCGGTCATTCGTTCGGCGGAAGAACAAGCCGAGATTGACGTACTGATCGCCGACGCGGGCCTTAACGATTTTGACGCTGCCGACGCTGAACCAACGTCCGCCGCGCGTGCCCTCCTCGAATCCATCCGGCCGCACATCAATTGGAAATTGGTATACGACTCGTCGCAGGCCGAAAAGCGACGGCGCCGGTATGCGCCATCAATGGAAGCCAAGGCGACGGCCCGGCGCGATGCAGACCGGGAGCGTAAGCGCGCCAGCCCGAAACTGATCAATGAAAAGCGGTTGAAGGCGCTGTTGAAGGCGACGGCGAATCCCAAAGGCGACAAGACGCTCGAAAAGCTGCGCGGCCGGGAATTCGAGATTGTTCAGTTTCGTGATGCGATGAGCCTTGCGTCCGACGCCACCGACGCGGAGCTAGGCGACCTTTACGGAAGGCTAACCGGGTCACCGATGAACAAGCGGCAAGCCCAAAACCGGCGCAACAAAATCGAGAAATTGGAGGCTCCGGACGGCATCTGGAGCCGTTTGAAATAGGGTCAACCCGGTGCGATTTAGGGCCAATCAACCCGGTGCGGTTGGCAATCAACCCGGTGCGGCTGGAGCGACAAGACAGGCGGAACCGCACCGGGTTGATTGCACGAAACTCAATGTTTATGGGCCTTTCTTGAAATCGAATTTTCCGCAAGAACGCCGTAGTAAGTAGAATCTAGGTACTAGAACGTATATTAAGATAGAGAGAGCACGCGGAAACGCCGACGCACTCGGCCTGCGGCCTCGCTGGAAGGAGGCAAGACCCGGCCTGCGGCCGGGCGGGGCCTGCGGCCCCGGCTTTCAAAGATTCCCCGGCCGGGAAGATTTCTCAGGTCACAGAGAGGCCCCGGCTACAGACCCCGGAGTCCCCGGCCTAAACCCAGAGGTTCCGCGCGGCCCCGGCCCTAAACCCAGATGCGCCGCGTCCCGATGACGACCGGATAGCCCTAGGATTCGCAGCCAGCCCCGCTGATGAGTCCATTCTGATTTACGGTCCATCTGGTCAAAATAGAGTTGGACTCGCCAGCGGGCTTCTCTGAGGCTCGAAAGATTTCATCATCGCCCATATCGATGCCCGGCCGCCGATCGCTATAACTGGCATCAGTAGCCGCTGATCTGAAAATAAATTTCGGAGATGCATCACCCCGCCGTTGCTGCATTTCAGGCATCAGCGTCGACTTACTTTCGCCGTTTCGCGCCCGAGGCAGCCTTGCGGGTGCGATTCACACCGTGCGAGTCACACCGCGCGGATCACCCGCAGGGCAAGGAAAAGCATCACACCATGGCTGCAATATATTTTCACGATACCGAATACACCAAGCTTGTCTCGGCTGGCCTTACCATCCCAACGCTGCTCAATATTGCGCCCTGCCCCAAGACCGGGCGCGTAACCGAAAACGAAGTCAAGATCGCGCTGGGCGAGGATTGGGATATCTGGCCCGCAAGCATTTCGGAGGCCACCCGATGACGAAGTGGACATTAATTTCACGGAAGCCTCAAAGGCCAGAGGAAGCGGGATTGGTCATCTTTGATTTAACCTTTGAAGGCAAATCCCCCTTGGCGCTACGCTTCTCCGAAGTAGAGCGAATACAAGTCCTTCTAAGCAACGCCATATCTGGCTTTAATGACGAAATTTCCGACCGATTCGATTGCGTTCCGGTTAGCGAACACCTCGTTCTGAAGGTGGATGGCATAGCGTGGATCGCGTTGACGCGCAGCGAAAGCGAGGCATTGCGAGAGGATTTAAACAGAGCAGTCAATCCAGCCGCCTAAAGCCTACCGCAAATCCCTTGCGTCCAATGATCTCCCGCGCTTCAATGGCGCGGGAGATTTTTTATGACAGTAGGTAGGTTCAAGGTCGCGATTTCCTTTGCAGGCGCGCAGCGCGATTACGCAACTCGCGTTGAGAGGTTCTTGCAGGCCAAGGGCATCGCGGTTTTTCTCGATAGTCGTTATCGGGCTGAGCTTTGGGGCAAGGATTTAGCAGAACAATTTGTCCGAATTTACTCCCATGATACCGATTATGTTTTGATGTTAATCTCCGACGCCTACGTTAGTGGAGAGTGGACACGCCTCGAAAGACGCGCGGCCATAAGTCGGGCCATCAAAGAAAAGGGCGAATATATTTTGCCTGTTAGGTTCGATGATAGCTGGCCGGACGGCATACCGACGACCACGGCTTACGAGCGTGCAAATAATGTGTCCCCGGAAGAATTGGCCAGCCTGCTATGTGAAAAATTAGGAGTAAATCTGCTTCACACGAAGGCGTCCATCGTTCCGCCTCCTCAATCCTTGGCTAAATACGGGGATGTTTCATTCGACTACGAGAGCAATAATCACCGTTACCTGATTGGTGACGGAAATTTGAGTTTTGAAACCCGATGGTCCAATGCGGCGCACGGATCAATCCATGCCTACAACGATCCGGCCTCCATTCAGGGGATTGCTCTGGCTATCGGTGCGAAATCTCTTGCCGATATCACTGATGCTTCAAAATACGACTTTAGCTCCCGGTCCCGCACTCCGAACGTTGGCGAATTCCTAATATTGCGGAACACTTCTGGGTTCTATGCCGTCGTCAAAATTTTGGGGGCCACGCCTCGCGCAGCCAGCAAGGACGGCGTCGCCAACTTAAGATTCTTCTATGTCATTCTTGACGATGGGGACTCGGATTTTAGTAAGGTGTCATTTTTGGAATAA